TCTTGGTCTTTCTTCTTCTGATTCGCAGCTATCTCATCAAGCAAAGCTTCATAGTTTTTCTGAGCCTGCATTTCATCCTTGATTGCCTGCGCCGCCTTCTTGCGAGCTTCAACGACGGCTTCTGCCCTTGCCTCCTCTGCTTCTATTGCGTCAAACGCTGTATTAATAGCTTCAAGTTGAGTTTCGGTCGCACCTTTCTCAGTAGCAGCCTTTATTGCTAACTCTCTATCAGTTTTTCCAATAGCGTCAGCCTGCGCCTCAAAAGCAGAAACAAGCGCGTTTATCTCTTCCGCTTGCTTATTCGTTTGCTCAATAGATCCATCAACCATGGAGTTGTATAAATCAAGTGCCTCTCTTGATTTATCGTATTGGTTGTTGAGGTCTTTAAGTTTTGCTTCTTCCTCTACAATCGACTGGTTTAGCTCTCTAATATTCTTACCAATGCGACTTCTAGCCCATTGTGTTTGACCAATCAGAGTCAACCTGTCCTGTTCGCTTTTAAGTGCTTTCTTGTCAGCTTCTATTTGCTTTTCAGTTGCTTGAATAGTGCCGTATATCTCGTCTTTTTTATTCTTTTCTTCTTGAGCTAGAAGCTTAGCCTCTTCGGCGGATAGAACCTGTATTTCCGCAAGCTCTCTAAGCTTATCAATGAGGTCTTGAGTTTTATCTTCGGTGTCGAAAAGAGAAGGAAGGAGAATGCCAGCGAAAGCAGCGCCCAAGCCAGCCACCGCACCGACAAGTGGAGCGCCAAGCACTATACCTAAGTCAGCAGCCTGAGCGGATAGCGCGTTAAATACGTTTTGACCGCCTTGAATCTGACCTACAAGCTGCTGAATCTGAATGCCAGCAGCGCCAGCGCTCTTGCCCATAGACTGAAAGCTTGAGCCGCTTTTCTTCATGGCTGTGTTTGTTTTACCTACGCTTAAATCGGTATCTTTAAACGCTTTTTGTAGCTTGGTTAAGTCCTCAACCGCTCGCGTTTTAGCTGTTGCTACGCCGCTGGCATCAACCGTGATATCAAACTCAACACCACCGACTTGCATTGTACTCATTTAGCTAAACTCCTCGGGGTTTTCGTTTATCATATCGGTTAACATTTTGGCTTGGTCTTCACTCATTCCTGCAATCTGTTGGCGCGGCCTGCTTGCGTTGTACCACTCACCAACTTCATCCGGTGACATTGACCAGAAATCGCCAGGGGATAACCCTAGCTTAATGCACTGAGAATAAAGAGAGCGCCAAGGAAAGGCGCTTATTTCTTTTTTTCAGTCTTGCTCACCCTCTCGGATGATTCAATTTTAGGTATGAACAATTCGGAAAGCGATCGACCTTCTTTAATTAGAGCCTTGTTCCCGTCTTCCATGGGGTTGTTCATTAGCTCGGCGTACACTTCACCTTCTGTGATATTGTGACAACCACCAGCATATAGAAGCCATTGCACCATTTCAGCCAGCAATGATATAGGAGGTACACCACCCATACTCATTCGAGCATTGGTCACAGCGGCGTTAAAGCCGTTGCTTTCCATTAGCTTGATGAGCTTCATGTTGACTTCGCAAGTGTACTCCTCGCCCTTCCACTTTATTTTAACTGAATCGTTAAACATATTAAGTAGCCGCCGTAAACGTTGGAGCACCAGACCACGCAATTTCCATTTCATATGTTCCCAATTCTTCATGCGGGTTGCCTTGGCTGAAAGATGTAATAAACACATCACCAGACAAGGTTGAACCGCCATCAGGCCATGTAATTGTCATTGCGTAAATGTTTTGACCGTTAGCAACGTTAGTTTCGATTGTTGCTAATAGTGAAAGGTCTTTAGCTTTACCGCTAATTGACATTGTACGGTCAATGCGTCCAGCCTCTGAATGGTACTCGGCATTACCGCCTGATGTATCATCAGTGGTATCTAAGCCTGTAATTGAATATGAAAGGTCTTTAGTGATTACACCCGCAAGAGTGGCCCCGCCAAAGCTCGTGATTTTAACTGCTCGACCTAACCAGCCGCCGCCTACTGACATAATATTACCCTCGTGTAAAAGTTAATGACTATAATAACCCCGATAAGTCAACTAGTAAATAACTGGTCAGAGTTGTTAGCACCCCATGT